AAAAGCAAAGAATGACACCCGAAAGGAATAATGTCCTCTGCTCTTACTAGAAAAGAAATTGTAAAAGAAATAATAAAGTGCGGTAAAGATTCCAAATACTTTATTAATAGCTATGCTAAAATAGCTCACCCAATGCACGGACTAATTCCCTTCAAGACTTATCCGTTCCAAGATGATCTTTTAGCTGACTTTGACGACTATCGTTTCTCTGTTATCCTAAAAGGCCGACAGCTTGGTATTTCAACTGTAACTGCTGCGTATATCTGTTGGTTGCTACTATTTTACAGGGACAAAAACGTTCTTGTAATTGCAACCAAGTTCCAGACAGCAGCAAACTTAGTTAAGAAAGTAAAAGCAATGATGCAGGGCCTACCGCCTTGGCTACGAATAGCCAGCATCAAGATTGACAACCGAACATCCTTCGTTTTAACCAACGGCTCAGAAGTCAAGGCATCATCTACATCAGGTGACGCTGGTCGTTCTGAAGCACTGTCCCTTCTCGTAATCGATGAGGCCGCCCACGTTGATGGGCTAGGAGAACTATGGACTGGTTTGTATCCTACGCTATCTACTGGTGGTCGTTGTATCGCGCTCTCTACACCAAACGGTGTTGGTAACTGGTTCCACAAGACCTACGTTGAAGCGGAGTCGGGAGTAAACGACTTCCACCCTGTGAATCTTCCGTGGCACGTCCATCCAGAAAGAGACGAAGAATGGTTTATAAAAGAAACCCGTAACATGTCTCCCCGCCAAATAGCACAGGAGCTTGAATGTTCTTTTAACGCCTCTGGTGAAACAGTGGTATCCTCAGAGGATCTTGTTCGTTTAGATGCGGGAATCACTGAGCCATCCTATCGTGTTGGTTTTGATAGAAACTTGTGGCTGTGGGAAAGGTACGACGCTTCCTACACTTATTTAGTGACTGCTGACGTCGCTCGCGGAGATGGAGCCGATTATTCTGTTTTTCACATCATGAAATTGGAAACTATGGAAGTCATTGGTGAATACCAAGGTAAGCCAAACTTGGAGCAATTCGCAGACATTTTAGATACTACTAGCAGAGAATATGGTGGCGCTTTGCTTGTCGTAGAGAACAATAGTTTGGGTATTTCTATTTTAGAAAAACTACAAGATAGGGAGTATCCAAATCTATACTTCTCCATTAAGGGAACACACGAACACATAACAGAGGCACAAGCGAAAGGAATAAACAACGCTGTTCCAGGCTTTACCACCTCATCAAAGACGCGCCCCCTAATAATCGCTAAAATGGAAGAATTCATCCGTAACCAACTAATTACTCTGTACTCTTCTCGTATAATTGGAGAATTTAAAACTTTTATTTGGAATAACAATAGAGCACAAGCGATGAGATCATATAACGATGATCTAATAATGGCTTTTGCAATTGCGTGTTGGGTGAAAGACACAGCGTTAACAATTAACCAAAGAGACATGGAATACAAAAAGGCAATGGTAAGTTCAATGAAACTTTCAAACAACAATTTTCAAACAACGATACCGGGCATGACCGGTCATCAAGTTGGACCACTCAGTAAAGACGCAGTAAAAATTAGAAAACAATATGAAGATTTTATCTGGCTAATCAAAGGATAGATAGATGGCAAAGAACTCAAAAAACACAAGAAACCCATCGTCAGATCTCTTTAGGGCTCTGACCAAAATCTTTTCTGGCCCCATGGTGGACAGAAGAACTCAGGCCAGCCGTCATTTACGACGTCGCCAGATGGACAAATATTCTTCACGTTTTAAATCAGCTAGTGGGCAAGAATTTAAAAGAGCTAAATATAGTGACGTAAACTCTACTCAGTTGAACGTAATGAATCAACACAATCGGGGAGAACGTTATGTTGATTTTGATCAAATGGAGTATGAACCGATCATTGCTTCGGCTCTTGACATCTACGCAGATGAGATGACAACACACTCATCTTTGTCCCCAATGCTAAACATCGCTTGCCCCAACGAAGAGATAAAAGCAGTACTCAACTCCCTCTATCACGAGGTTATGAATATTGAGCACAACCTTTTTGGCTGGTCGCGCTCCATGTGCAAGTACGGTGACTTTTTCATTTATTTAGATATAGATGAAAAGATGGGAATCACAAGCACTATTGGCGTACCTTCTCGCGAGATGGAGCGACTAGAGGGAGAAGACAAGTCAAATCCAAACTATGTCCAGTATCAGTGGAATACCGCTGGCATGACCTTTGAAAATTGGCAGGTTGGCCACTTCCGTATTCTTGGCAACGACAAGTATGCACCTTACGGAACATCAGTCCTCGAAGCCGCTCGCCGTATCTGGCGCCAACTAACTCTTCTCGAAGATGCTATGATGGCCTATCGGATTGTAAGAGCACCAGAAAGAAAAGTTTTCAAGATTGACGTCGGTCAAATTCCACCAAACGAAGTGGAACAATACATGCAAAAAGTTATTACTTCGATGAAAAGAAATTCCATTGTAGATGCCAGTACAGGTAGGGTCGACCTCCGTTACAATCCTCTTTCTGTTGAAGAAGATTATTTTATTCCAGTGCGTGGACAATCCAATACAGACATTCAACCAATCGCCGGCGGTTCCCGAACAGGCGACATCGATGATGTCAAATACTTGAAAGATAAGTTATTTTCAGCATTGAAGGTGCCAGCGTCCTACCTCACCAACGCAGAGGGCGCAGAAGAAGATAAAACAACTCTCGCCCAAAAAGACATTCGCTTTGCTCGCACCATTCAACGCCTACAACGTGCAATCGTATCAGAACTAGAAAAGATTGGCATTATCCATCTTTACACTCTTGGTTACGACGGAGAGGATCTTTTAAGCTTTAAATTGAGCTTGAACAACCCATCCATCATAGCAGAGCTTCAAGAGCTAGAAAGGTGGGACAAGAAATTTAGTGTTGCGGCATCAGCTAATGAAGGCTTTTTCTCTCGTCGCTGGATTGCAGAACACCTGTTCGGTATGTCCCACGAAGAATTCCTACGCAACCAGCGTGAACTTTTCTATGATAAGAAGTTTGATGCAAACCTCGCAGCAACCGCAGAGGCAGAGCAGGAAGCGGTAGCCGCATCGCTAAGTGGCGGTGGCGCCGGCGGCTTGGGTGCCGATGAAGATATGGACCTAGGCGGAGATGACTTAGGTGGCGAGGATCTTGGTGGAGATCTCGGCGCAGAAGCACCAGAAGAGGGAGGCGAAGAAGCGCCGCCAGAAGAGGGCGGCGAAGAAGCCGGAGAAGATGACGTTTTGCTGTCGGCACCAGGTCGAAGGGAAGACGATCCAGAGCAAATACGAAAAAAAGATCGTATTCGCAAAAGAGCGAATTACAAGAAAGTTAAAAATGACAAGCGAAAAACTGCCGGCCGAGCAAAAAATTACAAAGCCAAAGCTGGCCCAGAAGTGGGTACGGCCCGTTCTACTTTTCCGGGCAAAGTTGGTTACGGTGGACTTGATTCTCTAGCCAAAGGGTTGTTCGAAGAGCGGCAAACTATTTATGAGCGTGAGTTTGTCGAAGAAGAGAAAAAACTTCTCCAGTCAAACAGAGAAGCACAGGCGCTAATAAAAGAGTTAAAAAAATCGGAGTTAAAAAAGAATGAAACTGAAGCACAATAAAAAGCGCAACACAGCGTTCCTTTACGAAGTTTTAACTAAAGAAGTCGCTAGAGCGGTTGTCAATAAAGACATGGATAAAAAAAAAGCTCTTTTATCTTTAGTGAGGGAACATTTTCGAAAAGGAAAAGTTTTACACAAAGAGCTTGAACTTTATAAAACTCTGGGAAACACAGATGGAGGCGATTTGCATCTTGCGGAAAGACTCATAGAGGAAACTAAAAAAGAATACTCTACACTAGATCAAGAACAAATTTTTAATTCTCAAACTAAAATAATTAATGAAATAAATAAAAACTTCGGCCCCGAAGTTTATAACAATTTTGTGCCAAATTATCGTAATCTTGCAACAATTTCTCAGATTTTTGGAACAGATGTATCTGTTAAACACCGAGTTTTATTAGAAAGGGCAATAATTGAATGTATAATTTCCGAACCGGAGAAGATTGTTGTACAAAAGAATTTACCTCATGTTGATGATTTGGTTTACAAAAAGGTTGTTGAAAATTTCAACAAAAGATACGATGAAAAACTACATGATGACCAGAAAGAACTTATTGCAAAGTACATAAATTTATTTGAAAGTAAAAATCTAGAATTTAAAATTTACTTAAACGAAGAAATTAGTAGATTAAAAGAAGAAGTGAAAAGAATGGCAGAAAGCAAAGAGATAAAAAACGACTCGGAAATGCTTAGAAAAACCTCTCAACTGTCAGAAAAGATGGAAAGATTTAGAGAACAGCCTATTGATGATAACTTAATAAAACAAGTTTTAAAAATTCAAGAAATAACTAGAGAGATTGAATAGCGATGACAGTAAGGGTTATCATTGGTAAAGAAGAGGAAAAGCCTTCTCCTGTCGTATCTAAGTTAGAAATGAAAATTCGTCGCACCATGGACGGCGACTACATGATAACAGACCATACAGAGGTGGACATCATTGTTATGGTGAAAAAAATGAAGGTTGTTGCTTTTCCAAAAGATTTGATGTCTGACACAATTTATGGAACCGAAACTAGGCTTTTCAAGTTCTTGACGAAGAAAGGACTAATAGAGATAAGTTCAGTTCAAGCTGGATCTATCTATGGCTCTTTAGAGGCTATCCTCCTTAAAGGCGAAGAATTTGACACCATCAAGCTGACTTTAATAAACATTCAGAAATGGCTAGAAGAAGAAAGACCTTATTTTGAGTTTATTGAAAAGTTTGAAGACATGACAATTAACCGCTTTACAGACCCAGACGACGAGGATTCTACGGAGCTTGGCGAAGTTCCTCATGGTGACAAGAAAGGTGCACTACAGCCTCTGGCTGGCAACTCTCATCACTGGATGTCTTACACTTACGAATAGAGGTAGAATTGGAACTTTTAACATTTGTGCTCGCCGCATACGGAATGACACAACTATTATGCTTCGGCACCATCTTCAGCAAGATCCGCCCCAAACATCACTTCTTCCATTGCCCAATGTGTATGGGCTTTTGGGTAGGAGTTTTTTTGTGTGGCATAAACGGCTGGACAGAACTATTTACTTTCGAACACACTGTCGCTAACTATTTTATTCTGGGCTGTTTAAGTTCGGGAACATCTTATGTTTTTAATATGATGTTTGGAGATCGTGGGCTCAACATTCAACTTTCAGGAGAAGAAAATGCGAAGAATTAACATACCAGATGTTCGCCGCTGTTGTAAGGGCTCCTAGCTCGTGCGGGTTGCGCCCGCATTTTACTTTTTAAGGAACTAAACAAATGAAGATTACAAAGAATAAACTTAAGCAAATCATTAAAGAAGAGCTTGAAGCATCTATGATGCAAGAAGCAGAAGGCGAGACAGCACAAGAAGTGGCTGATCGTCTCATGAATATACCACCAGCATTCAGGCACGGCGCCTTACAAGATTTTGAGAATATGGTGGCTGGCAGCACAGAGATGGCTCAGTACTACCCTCACGTTCAAGATCTTGCTGCTTTCGCACAAGAAGTTTTGAGTATGGTTGGAAACAAATAATGTCCAATAAGATGGTCTTAACTGAATACTATGCTCTCTG